ATAGCAACACGACCTGCTCGCCAGGGGTGGGCGGATTCCAGTCACGGGTCTGGCCGGCCGCCAGCGAAAGCCAGGGAATCCAGTTGGTCAGCAGCTCGCCGGTTTGCACACGGCAGGTCGCAGCCTGGTGGTCCACTTCCAGGACTTTGCCCTTGCGGACCAGGTTAAGAATGCGGCGATTCAGCTCGTTGGTATCCATGCCGCCATGGTGCCGGCCACACGCGCGCGATGCACGGGGCGGCAGTTGTGCCCACAGGCACTACAACACCATGCGGTGTTGTTCGACAGTTGCAGCCGGGAAAATGACAGGGCGCGCACGGCGGACCGGGGGGAACGTCAGCGCGCATCCCCTACGCAACCTGGACCCTTTACCGTGACTCAACAAACTGAAACCCCGATCCCCTTCTTGAACCGCCTACATCAGGTCGATGCGGTGGAATTCGTTCGATCGTTGCCGCGTGCATCCGTCGATATGCTACTAACCGACCCGCCCTACTGTTCCGGTGGCTTGCACCGCGCTGCGCGCGTGCAGGCCACCAGTACGAAGTACATTAATTCGACCACTAAGGCCGATTATGAGGACTTCGACTTCGACAACATGGACCAGCGTTCCTGGCTGTTCTGGTGCCAGTCCTGGCTATCGGGTGCCTTCCAGGCCTTGAAACTGGGCGGGATCGTGGTGTGCTTCATCGACTGGCGACAGCTGCCGGCGCTCACCGATGTGATCCAGGCGGCCGGCTTCACGCTGCGCGGGATCGCGGTGTGGGACAAGACCACGGGCCGCGCGCGGCCGTGCCGCAACGGCTTCAAGCAACAGGCCGAATTCATCGTCTGGGCCAGCAAAGGGAAGATGCTCGAGCGCGAGGTGTACCTGCCGGGTGTGTTCCAGTGCAAGCTGGATATCCCCAAGCGGCATTTGACGGAAAAGCCGGTCGACCTGGCGCGCGAGGTCGTGCGCCTGGTGCCCGAAGGTGGGACCGTTCTCGACCTGTTCGCCGGCTCGGGTACGTTCCTGGTGGCGGCCAAAGAGGCCGGCTTGAACTGGACCGGGTGCGAGATGAATCCGAAGTACTTCGGGGACGCCACGGCGCGCCTGGCGGCAGCGGTGCCGGCGTCGGCCGAGGCGGTCGAGCCAGACCTGGCCGCGGTGCCATGATAGAGCTGCATGTTCTCATTCCAGGCCGCCCCGCCGAGCTGGTGGCGCGCGTCCTCGATGGTCGTCTGAATATCGTGCCGCCGGCGACGCCGGTGCCGGTCGCCCAGCCTTGCACTGATCTTCCGCCGCCGGCCGAGCCGCCCGCCTAGACCGCCCTGGCCAAGTGCTCGAGCAGCTTGTCGCGGACCATTTCACGGTCCGCCTCGGTGAACCCGAGCAGCTGCCGCACCGGGTACTTGTAGGACCTGCCACCGCGTGTCACCTCGGAGCTTTCGCCATCCTGGTGGACACGCGCCAGGCGCGCGGCGCGGCCGGCGAACCCGATCGCCACCCCGCTGCTATCCGTTTCAACCTTGAGATAGCGAGCCGTGCGCAGCTTCGCAAACATGGCCGCGCGCCGCTTTATCCTTCCTTCCTTCTCCCTCAGCCTGGCATTGCGCATGAACAGCCGCGGCTTGCGGGGATCGTAGGCGGTGCCGTCCGGGTTCCGCTGTTCCCGGATCCGCTTCTGCTGACTGCGGCGCAGCTCGCGCCCGACGTCGACGGCCACCTTACGGCGCGCCGCCGGCTCCAGCTGGGAAAGCAGGGCGCCCAGCTGGTCCTCGAGCGCGGTCAGGTCATCCATTACGCCAGGCCTTCGCGCTGCCATTCCGGCGCCGGCTCATCCAGGTGCCTGAACGTCGCGGCGCCGTCGGCGTCGCGGCCCACCATCACCTCCTCGACCAGGGGCAGCTTGATGGACAGGTCAAAGGTGGCGTTGTTCAGGTGGTCGACCTCAAACTCGATGCCGCGCCGGCGCTTCTCCTGGTTGTCCAAGAGGTCCGGCTGGTTTGCCTTGACCCATTCCAGCACGGCCAACATGACCGGATCGGCGTCGCCGGCATAGTCAAGTAATATTAAGTTGAGGGTATAGTGATATTCAAATGATAGTGTCTTGGTATTGGTCGCGGCGACGTGGCCGGCATCAGCGAACACCAGGAAGCGGTCCGGGTCCGCGTCCAGGGAGGGCACGGCCGCGGCGATCGCGGCGCGCAGAGTGGCCGGCTTCTTCATGGCTTGGCCTTCACCTGGTCGGCCGCGGCCTGGCAATCAACGATCACGTCGACCACGGCCGCGCACGACGCCCACGCCGCCTCGGCCCGATCGACGGCGCCGAGCAGGTCGCCGTTATTGGCGGCCGCCAGCGCCGGCAGGCTGCACCGCTGCACCCGCGGACATTCGTTCACGGTAGGCAGCGGCGCCGGTAAGCTGGGGGTGGTCGAGCAGCCGGACAACAGGGCCAGGCAGAGGGGCAGCAGTCCAGGTGCGCATTTCAGCATTTTCACGTTCCAGGTTCCTTATCATGGTTTCGCGCAGGTCCAAGGTGGCCTGGATGCCGGCGCGGTTGGTTTCCAGCTGCTTGAGTGCCAGGCCGTTGAGGCGATCGCGCTCGAGCATCTGGCGAATGGTGGCGTCGCGTTCGGCCGTCTTGCCCTGGGCGTCCGTCAGGTCGGTCTTGGCCTTGTCCAGGTCGGCGTGCAGGGCGCGGACGTAGAAGAATCCAGCGACACCCAGCAGGACCACCAGGACGAGGGCGACAAGTTGGCCGGCAAGGTCCTTCATGCGGCCACCTGGTCGGCTTCGGTGTACTTTTTGTAAGCCGTCGCCAGCTTGGTGTCGTACATATTTGCCTTGTAGTCCTCACCGTTGTAGTGCAGCGCGAACGTGCTCCACTTCCGGGCCTTGAGGGCGGCCAGCAGGGTCTTGTCGGCGGAAATGAACCGCACGAAGGCATCCAGCTGCTCGGCCTCGCTTGCGCCCATGCGCTCCACGAAGTCCTCCACGCTGGCGTAGCCGAGCCGCTGCCAGTGATAGCCCATAACCTGGAACGCTCCCCAACTGCAGGCTTCCAGGGCGGCGGCGCGGTCGATCATGCAGGCCGTTGCCAGGCGGGTGTACTCGGCGGCGCCGCCGCGGTAGCCACCGCGTTCCTGGGACACGATGCTGGGCCACTTGGCTGCGGCCGGTGCCGGGTCGATCCCGTGCGCCTCGAGGCGATCCCAGAACACATGACGTTCGAACAGGATCACCGGCTTACCCGTTTCCGGGAGCATCCCGTGGCCGCGAGATTCCACCTCGTTGACCGCACGCACCGCGGCCAGCTCCACGCCTAGGGCCTGGGCAGCTCTCACCAGGTCGGCGGCCGAGAGGAAGTGCCCAGGAACCACGCCGCTCAGGGCGGTGATGGTCTTGGGGCCGGCGATGCCATCGACCACCAGGCCCTTGGCCGCCTGCAGGGCCTTCACCGCATTTTCCGTGACGCGATCGTAAATGTGGGTTTCGACTACCGGATAGCCGGCGCGCGCCAGGCGGCGCTGCAGCAGGGCGACGGCTTCGCCCACATCACCAAGTCTTGCGATCATGGTTCACTCCGAAGAAGGCCGGCCACGTTCCCGCGGCGGGCAATGATGAACACGGCGAGGATAACGGCGCGCGCCACCTCGAAGAAATCCAGGTGGTGAACCTGGAACAGCACGTTGATGGCCGAGCCTGCCAGGACCACCAGGAGCGCCCAGGCGAACCAGGACACGTGGTGGCGATGGCGGGCGCCGTCCTTCTTGTACGCCAGCAGGGACAGGGCCGCGCCGGCGTAGGCAATGAAGGCGATGAGCGCGAACAGGTGCGTCATGCTCATGGTTATTTCCCCCTGTTGAAGAAGGCGAGCAGGTCCACGGTCTTGATCCGCTCGAGCAGCTGCAGCGCAATGGTGATCGCCAGGGTGGCGCCGAAGAAGCCGGCCACGCCGGTGGAGTGGATCGGCGTCAGCCGGACCACTTCGGGCGCGGCCATGTAGCCGACGACCAGCGAAATGACCAGGTAGGCGAATCGCTTCCCGAGGCCCAGGTCTTTGGAGCTGACAACCAGGAGGGCCGCGCCGGCGAAGGCGCCGATAAGCGCGTTGCCGTCGATGCCTGGTGCCAGGCTTGCGAAGCCGATCCCCGCCACGATCGCCGTGGTGGTAGTGCTAGGTTCTGCCATGATGGGTTCCTTGAATTCAATCCCACAGCTGCAGGAGCGGGGCGGTTGGGGTGGTCGCCGGCTTGTCCGGCATTTCTACTACCAGGCCTTGAGGAAGGATCGGGCCATACTCGGCCAGGCCTGCATTCATCTCGAGCACGATTTCCACCATGCCGGCCGTGCGGCCGTACTGCTGCCAGCACAGCGCGTCCACGGTGTCGCCTTGTTTCGCCCGGACCTTCATCAGATCAGCTCGACGGTGGAGCGGTGGATCCCCAGAATGTCCCGGATCGCCCAGCGCGCGTGGCGGCGATCGTCGCCAATCGTGTCGTCCAGCTGCTCGGCCTTGTTCTCGCCGCTCTTGGTCGCGTCGAAGTCTCGGTACCGTTCAGTGAGGTCCGCCTTGGCCGTGCGGTAGACCGCCGACAGGTACAGGGTCAGGGAGACACTGGCGCCGCCGATCTGGGGCAGGGTGTCGGCCAGGCTGGCGACGCCGCCGGCCATCCTCGAGGCCTTCCAGGCCGCCAGCTCGTGATTGATGGAGATAACCGCGGCGACCGTGGCGCCGCGCAGGCGGGCCAGGGTCACGGTGCCGTCCAGGCGCATCTGCTCGCGCAGCTGGTCCAGGTCGATATCGGGGAAGAAACCGTCATTGGTCACGATCGTGGCGGCCGGTGTCGGCGTGCTCGAGGGGGCGGTGGCGATGAAACTCATGTTCTTAGGCTTTCAATAAGAGGCGGTGGGCCGGCGTCGGATCGCGGCGACCTGGTGGTCTTGCAATCGTCAGCCGGCGCCGCCATGCCGAGGGGCTCTTTACGCGCTGCCCACCGGGTCCTGCGCTGCAGCGGCTGGGGAGCCGCTGGCAGCAGCAGGCGCACCGGCTGCAGCCGCGGTGACGCCGGCGCCGTCCACACCGCCGCCGGCGTTGCCGCCTGCAGGAGTGCTTTGGGCGGCCGCCATCGCCGCGTTGAGCGCCTTTTCCAGGCGCTCGATGTCTTTCTTGACGCCGATCTTGTCGTGCAGCTCGAGCGCGCGGCGGAGGTGGGGCAGGGCCAGGGATGGATAGGCCTCGAGCGAGTAGCCGATCGCCTTGCACAGCTTGGCGCGCACCACGTCCGGCATGTCATGCTTGTTGGTCATATCGGCCGTCTGGAACAGCAACTCGACGTCGATCCCCTTGTCAGCCTTGAGGGCCACCAGGGCGGCCTCCGCGACCTCCTCGGCCACCCCGGTGGCCAGGGTGCGTTCGTACTGGTCCGGCAGGGTCAGGCCATGATCCAGGGCATAGCGGGCGATCTGGAGCGCACCGGCGTAGTCGCCCACGTCGATGCGCCAGACCATCACCGTGACCAGGACGTCGTCCTGCGCACCGCGACCGCCCTCGAGGGCGCCGGCCACGTAGTCCGCATACTCGGGCAACACCTCGAGCTTGACCAGGCGCTTGCGCTCGATCGACTGCACCTCTTTGAGGCGGCGCCGGTCGGTCGCCAGCTTGGCCAGCATCAGCTCGTAGCGACTGGCGCCGGCCAGGGACTGGCCCGGCTCGCCCGTGGCCGCGGCCAGGGCCGAGGTCACGCGCGCGAAATGGCGTTGTGCAGGGCTTCGCATGGCGCAGGCTCCTTACCAGGCCAGAACGATGTTTTCCACCACGCAGCCGGCGCTGTAGTCCTCGACCACATACGCGTCGTTGCTCGACTCGTAGTTCTCGATCTGGTCGCGCTTGGCGTTGTCCACCACGGTGCGGCGGCGGGCGCCTTCCTGGTAGTACACCGACAGGTTGTCCAGGCGGGTCACCAGCAGGGCATCAGCCGGGAAGCCAGGAACACGCACCGCCGGCAGGTTGCCGATGCGCTTCTGGCTGATGATGAGGTCAGCGGCCAGGCGCTCGCTGTTCGGCTGGTCCTGGTTCAGGATCGGGAAGTACTTGTCAGCCAGCAGCTTGCGGCCGCAGATCACCACCAGGCCGGTGTCTTCCTGGTGAACCGGGTCGATCAGGTTGTTGACGGCATCGAACACCAGGGCGTCCAGGTTGGCGTAATCGGCGCCGGCGGCATCGCCCACGCGGACCTGGCCGACGGTGCCGCCATGGCTCAGAACACGGGCCGGGGCTTCGGTGCGGTACTTCTCCAGCCAGCCGATGTTCACGTCCTGCAGCAGCGGATTGGCAACGCGGTCCGAGGTCGGCGCGCGATGGGTGCCGTTGAAGCCGATCAGGATGCGGTCCAGCGCCTGGCGTTGCAGGATCGCGTTGCGGATACGGGTTTGGAAGTCCGGGAACTTCGCCCACATGTCGATCTTCACGTACTTGAGCGCAGTGTCGAAATTGGTCTGGGTGCATTCGTAGCCGCTACCTTCCAGGCTCGACGGATCGGTCGGGGTACGGTCTTTCGTGCTGGTGTCGGTGGTGCCGGCGATCGAGCCGCCGATGCCCAGGCCGATCTTCTCGCCCTTCTGGTCCGTGACCGGGACCACATTGATGCGGGTCAGGAAGTCGCTGGACTCCTGCATCTTGGTTTCCAGGGTCTGCTGGACGGACGGCGCGACGTTGAATTTCTCCAGCGCGCTGGCGACGCCGTTCAGCTTTGCCACCTGGCCCAGATAGGCGTTGTACTTGAGGCGGGTATCGTTTTTCATGCTTGTGTTACTCCAAATGGTAGAGGGGGACTATTAGCAGTCGGTCATGGTTTCGCCGGTTGCGCCGGTTGCTGCAGGGCGTGCCGGTTGGGCCGGGTTCGGGGTGGCCGACAGCTCTTGCTTGAGGCTCGCCAGCTCGGTGCGGGTCTGCTCGGCTGCGGCGACGGCAGCGGCCAGGTCAGCGGTCAGCTTGGTGACGTTCTTGTCGGTGTCGGCGCCGTGGTTCGCCAGGGCCTCGACGGCCTGGCCGATATCGGCAAAGCGGGCATCGTCGGTCGCTTCCTTTTTGCGGAAC